CTCCTTCGTAAACTTTTATTATACCGTTTTTATTTATTGCTTTCTTTCCCATAATTATGCTTCTTGAGATATTGATGCCCATTGTTCTGTTGCACCATTAGTTGATACTATTTGAATTAGGTTACTTACCGTACCGTCATACGTTCCTGTGATTGTCTTAACCGAAACAGGAAGTGCAAGAGGAAAGTTCCCTGTTATTACTAAATCCTTAACCATTCCTGTAGATACATTTGAAAAGGTTAAAGTAGTATTAGCTGTTAATGTCTTAGTAAACACTTGAGCTGTACTAAAGTCTACATCACTTGCAGAGATAACCGCAGCAGTTGTAAACTCTGTACCCATTTTAGCGTAGGTAACTCCATCGTCTGAAATACTTACTGTAACCGCTCCTGTAGATTGGTCTACTTCTAAACCTCCACTCGCTGATACCGAATCAACATCTCCTGAATCATCGTTGTATAACTCTGTGAAGTTATCGTTTACTTTGTCAAAGGCGGTTCTTAATGGGTCTCCTGTACCATCATTTGCACTTGTGCCTATATTAATTACTTGTTTTGCCATATCTTTTTAAAATTGTGTTGCATCTGCTTTTATACTTGTATTGTCTGCGGTTACTAAAGTTGTATCAGCGAATAATAAACTACCCTCAAAATTAAATGGGTATATAATCCCCCAACTGTTAGCTTCGTTTACGTTTCCTGCCCATACATCATCGTAAACTTCTCCCCAAGAGATATTATTTCTACCGTACCAATCTTCAATGTTTGCCATATATAGTACAATTACTTTTTTTCGTTTTTGTTATATAAGCCAAATACTGTTTTAGCTTATTTATATTTTCCTGTTTTGGTTTGTATTTATTTACTCCCATTATAGCACCCATCCTTCAAAACTTGCATCCTTGTCAGGATATACGTCATCGTTAGTATTAGTATAGTATTCAGGGAATTTAGAACTCGCTTCAAAACTCATATAGTTAATGAATCTATCTGTGTAGTATTGCGCTACGTTTCTTTCTTTTTCTATTAAGAAATCTATTTCATTCTTTTCTACGTTTGTAGCATTTTCTGAACTATGCTTAAATACGCCCTTATTAGCTATTGTATAAGCCGCAAAGGGTAAGTACTCAACTAACGCCCAATGTATCAGCATAGGCTTTATATGGTCGTTTACAAGTGCTAAATAGTCTCCTGCTAAACTACTTCCTTCTATGTCTGATTGAATCTTATTATAAAGGTCAGTTCCTAAATAGTTTTGGATATGTATATCCTGTGCTATTTTAATATATTGCAAAAACTTGTCCGTATCTACGTTTCCGTTGACAGAACTAAACTTTACTAAATCTTTTCTTGTTATGAATAGTGCGTCTGCCATTTCTTACTTATTTACAAATCCTTTATTAGGCATATCCACAGGTCGCTTTGCAACTTTAGGGTCGTTAGTTTCAGGAGTAAATCCTTCTTTCTTTGCCTTGTTTACACTTATCTCTGCATTTGGGTTGGTAGCATCAGGTTTTACATCTACTGCCATATAGGTCTTGCGCATCCAAAAATGATGACAAGCACCTCCGCCTTTATATAACCATATATCGTAAGTAGCAGCACCGTTTAATCCCCAACCTGCATTTACCGCTCTTGTACTCATTTGCTGAATATCTTCTTTGCGGTATATCTTTTTAGCAGATACCATTTTCTTACAGAACTCTCTTGAATTAGATTGTGTTTTTAATGGTGCGTATTGATAACGCACTTTAAACTTCATATCTTCTACTTCGCCATCTTGCTCACTACTCGCATTAGGTCTTGCACTACCTGTAGAAGCTAAACCAATCATTTTGTCTAATGCTTCCTCTTGGTCATAGTCTACTTGTCTTTCGTCTACTAATACCCAATTCTCTAAATCTTCTTCTTCTCCAAATTCATCAAGCAAGTCAAACATTTTATCATCGTCAAACTCTGCAGACAATTTAACTCCTGTTTCTTCTTCTCTTGCTTCGTCAGTAATAGCATTATCTGTTTCAATAAATGCTAATGGTTGTAAAGTCTTGAAGTATAGTTTTAAGCTAATCCCATTAATAGCTAAAATATCGTCCATACAGTCCGTTAATAGGTCTTGGTATGGTTTTATAGTAATATTGTCAAAAAGTAGCGCAGCGGTCTTTATTTCGTCTGCATTAGAGCCTAAACCATTGTTTTCTGTTCTAATTCCTAAAAGCAAAGGACTTGTTACCCTATGTGCTACTATTAGTTTAGCTGAACACTCATTAGAAAGATACTCGTAGTGTTGCGGTGCATCGTTTAATGGAATGTCATCTACTGTTGTTTTACTTTCAGCATTGTTGTTAAAAGCAATGATTACTTTTTCTCCTCTTGAACCTGTTAGCTTGTGCATTACATCGTTCTTGATTTGCATTTGCTTTTCTCTATCAGGAACACCGTTGTTAAAGTTGACTACTTTAGTTCCGCTAAATCCGTTTTGTACATCGTTAATTAAATAGTCAGCTATCTCGCTTTCTAACTCTGCGTAAGCCAATCCACCTTGATAATCTACAGGACAATAGTAATCATATCCTGATACATACTTCTTTACAATTTTAATTTCAGGTTCGTTACCGTTACCAAAACCAAAAGCAGCTATACGTTGTGGTTTATCACTACGCTTTACTTTAGACCAATCAGGATGGTAGTAGTATGCTTCTATCTCTCCATCTTCATTGCATTTTTCTGCTCTTAATGTTTGTCTTGGAAAGTGTTCTGCTTTTTTAACTTGTCCCTTTTGGTATAAAACTTGAAAAGAACCCTCTCCTAATAGTTTAAGGTCAAGTACTACTTTACGCAAACAACTATCAGAAAATATAGAACGCATTGCAGCGTACTCATCAGGTTTTGAACTACTATCTAAAGCATCAAGACCTTTTCCATAAATCATATTACTAATACCATTTATAATAGAATGGTTAGTAGTTGAATTGGTATAAAGGTCAATTAGATAAGAATAGTAGTCGTTGTCATCTCCATACTCTACCCAATCACGATTCTTATCCTCGCTTATTTTAGGTCTATTGTAAGATGCTAAATTAACTATGTGTAAATTATCCATTATAAGGTAATAAATTCGTTATCTGTATCATTAAATATATAATCACTATCGTTTATGGTGTAAGCCATTAAATCGGTTTGGTTGGTACAGAACATTTTATCTTTAAATATAACTTCTGCTCCATCCTTAATAGTAAGCACGTAACTAATATCCTCTTTTAAGGGAAACACCGCAGTATAAGTATTATGATATAGATGTTCCGCTATTGCAGTAGTATCTACATTGTACACTTCCTGATTTGTTGTTTCGTTTACTATCGTTACATTATAACTATCTCCACTTGTAAATCTACGTGGAATAATATTGATAGTTTGCTCACTTGCACTTTCTAATAATACAATCATATTTATACAATAAAACTTTTTGGATTTTGTTATTTATAAAGCAATAAAAAAGGGCAGCATATAGCCACCCTTCTCAAATCAAATGAAATCTCTATTAAGAGTTAGTTCCTTCTGTAACGGTTACAGTAGCTGATGCCATTCCATCAAATGGGTCAGCAGCAGTTGGACTGTCTACAAAGTTAGCAGGTTTTAATTCCTGTGCAGAAAGAGTTAAGGTATATCCTGATAGGTCTCCCATAGCTGCTCCTGTAGAAATTGTACCTCCTGTTACCTCTGCTCCGTGTTCTAATCCCATAACGAATACGTTTCCGTTATAATCTTCTACTGCAACGTGAGGTCTACCGTATGCTAATAGCTTTAATTCTTTGTTATCCTCTTTGCTTAATTTTTTAAGTGTAAGGTTTAGAGTTTGTTCAAAGAAAGTCGTACCGTTTTCTCTTGAAGAAGTAATAGTTTGCTCAAAGCTACTATTTCCTTTCAATTCATATTTGTAAGCAGTAAAAGTTCCTGTCATATCAGTAATCTCATCGTCTGTTTGCGTTACCGTTCCGTAATCTCCGAAATCAGTAAAGTAAATCGCTTTTAGACCACCAACTACGTCTTTACAGGGTTCTTTTCTACCTTTAGTTAAATCACAAGCCATATTTTATTGTATTAAAAAAGGGTAGGTAGGCACATACTTGGCTTACCCACCCTATTAAGTTAGTTAATTGATTATTGTTTATTATGGGTTATTAGCTGTGTTAGCAATACCATAAGTTACGATATCTTCAACAATACCATACTGAACACCTGCGGTAAATCTCATTACCACAC